ATTAATGACGGGGGTGGTATTGTCATGGGTGTGGGATCCGTTGGGGGTCCCGTGTTCTAGGGGGTAATTGTGGGATTCGGATTCGATTATGTGGCGCGGGAGCGTGAGGCGGCGGTGCGTCAATTGCCGACGATCATGTCGGAATTTCCCGATGTCGCCGAACAGTATTTGGCGCAGACGGGTGGTTTCGTGATGGCGCTGCGTCGGGATGTCGCGTCATCGGGTGACGCCAGGTCGCAAGCGTATGCCCGGATTCGTGCCGAGATTGCTCGGCATTTCGGGGGATCGTGGGATGACGCCGCGACCCGTGTGCTCGCCGACATCGGGGAAGCTGCGGACGGGTGGACTTATTCGGGGGATGTCCTGACGTGCCCGTGTGGTCACGTTGTGGAGGACGACGGGTCCTGCCCTCACGGTCACGTGTCCCCGTTTCGTGCTGCCGGCCTGGTGTAGGGGGTGGCTGTCGTGGTGACCGTATATGCGTGGGTGTTCGTGGTCGGGCTGTTCGCCGTGCCGGCCCTACTGCTGGCGGGTTTCGGGTGGGCGCTCGAGCGCCCCGGGATCACCGATCGGGGCATCACTAGCACCGTGGTCGGTTTCGCCGTGCTGGTGGCGGGTTTCGTGGCCTTGTGGGCGTGGATCCTGCCCACCCCCGGCGAGTTCTCCTAGGTGCGGAGCATCGGGCACGTCTCGGGACGTGCCTGGTGCCCTGCCACTAGGTGGGACTAGCTGAGAGGGGTGGTCATGGACGTGTCGTGGGATCCGATCATGGGGACGGTGTCGGTGGATCCGTGCCCGGATTGTGGGGCGGGTAGTGGTGTGCCTTGTGCGTGGGCGTGCTCGAGCAATTGGGACGCGCCCCGTGAGGGGGTGTCGTCGTGACGGGCTCGAGGATTGACCGGGACGGGCGAGTCCTGCACTACGGGTCGCCAGGATTCGACGGGCAGTGCGACTACGAGGGGTGCCGTGGGCACGTCCGCACGGGGCGTTACTGCTGGTCGCACGCACGGGGGAGGGGGTGAGCTGATGTCGCGCAGGCGTACCCCGAGGCAGGTGCTGGGACCCACGGGTGGGGCGTGGATTCGGATGGCCCCAGGGTGGTATCGGCATGGGGAGACGGGCTATCGGGTGATGAGGGTGGGATCCCTCTGGCATGTGTGGGGCGGTCGCTGGGATGGGGCAGCGTTTCGGACATTGTGGGCGGCGCAGACGATGGTGGAGGGTGCCGGCCTGCTGGGGGATTACCGGGTGGGTTCGCAGGACTAGCACGATGTCGGAGTGTCGGTATATGTTGCATGCAATATGTGACTATGATTGTGTGACCGGGAGGGGGTGAACGGAATGAACCATCGCTGCCGCGCATCAATGATCGACTAGTTCTGGCTCCATCACCCCCCGGGGGTCGCAGTCCCGTACCCCCTCGGGATTCCTCTCGGGGGGTGGTGGTGGCAGCACTAGCTGGAAGGGGATTGGGATGGTTTATCAGAGGGTGGTGGCGACGCTTATCGAGCGTCCACCGGATGGGTTCATGGTGACGTTCGCTGATGGTGAGAGCGCACCGGACAGGTTGGTGTCGTGGTTTGCGCACGACATGAATGGGGCCTTGGATTGGGTGGAGATCGTGACCAGGCAGTCGATGCTGGTGGTCGCACCACTAGCACAGGAGGGCACGTTCTCTGTGTCGGTCCTTGAGGACGACGCATGACTAGCTCGAAGCGTGTCGGCACTGGCATGTTCGGCTGGTGCATTGATGACTTGCACGATAAGTGCATCGAATGGTTCACCAATTCTGACCGTCGCTGCACATGCGACTGTCACTCTACGAGAAGGGAAACGCACGTGAATAGTGTCGATAGCACTACATATCCTGAGGTTGTTGTTCCGTCGTGGACTCCGGTGGTGGAGGCCCAGGTCGCTCCCGTGGTGGAGCCTGCACCCGCATCGGATCCGGTTACCGCTAGCACGAATAGCTCGAAGGTGGATGCGCGTGCGATCCGTGCGTGGGCTAAGTCGCAGGGCATCGAGGTGGGTGCCCGTGGGCGCATTAAGCCTGAGCTGATCGCAAGGTATAACGAGGCGCACGGTGCCTGACCTGGCCCGTTTCGATGCGTGGATGCAGGCAGCGGGTCACTCACCGGGCACACGGAATCTGCGTTTGAGTTTCGTGAAGCGGTTCCTGCGTGACGTTGATCCGCTGACCTGCACCATGTCCGATGTCGCCGTGTTCATGGCTAACGACAGGTGGATGCCTGCCACGAGGGCGTCAGCACTGGCAAGTCTGCGCGTGTTCTACGAGTGGATCATGCTCGAGGGGTTGCGTGCGGATTCCCCGATGGTGGGGATGAAGCCGGTGCGCGTGAACCAGGGCGTGCCGCATCCGTGCCCCGAGGATGGGTTCCTGAATGCGTTGAAGATTGCGGATCAGCGCACCCGACTGGCGGTGATGCTTGCCGGGTTCGCTGGGTTGCGTAGGGCTGAGATCGCCGGCATGCACGGGTCGATGATTGGCCCGAGTGAGCTGCGCGTGACGGGGAAGGGATCGAAGACACGCCTGGTGCCGATTCACCCGGACCTTGAGTCGCTACTGGCCCCGTATCGGGGCAGAGACGTGTACCTGTTCCCGTCTCCGGGCGGGGGTCACCTGACACCGACCACTATCGGCAGGATCGTGTCACGTCTCCTGCCCGAGGGCTATTCGACGCACTCGCTGCGGCATCGGTTCGCTAGCCAGGTGCATGCGAACAGTAAGGATTTGCGTGCAGTGCAGATCCTGCTGGGTCATTCGTCGCTGGGAACCACACAGATTTATGTGAACGTGTCCAATGACCAGCTCGTGAGCGCGGTCACCAGTCTTTCGGGGGTTTCGAGTGAAGTATCCGAACTTTGATGGCACGCAGGCGTGCGCCAGTATCGGCACCGACCCGTTCTTTCCTGAGATGCCAGCGAACATGACCTCTGCTGAGAAGCAAGCCATCCACGACACGTGCTACTCGTGCCACATGCAGGCGCAGTGCCTCGAGTGGGGCCTGCGGCATGAAGAGCATGGGTTCTGGGGTGGTGTGTCACCTACGCAGAGGCGCATGCTGCGCCGGCAGGTGGGGATCCGCCTGGAGTCGGTCCCGGTCACCGTGTACCTGGGGATTCAGCGCATGCAGGAGGCGTCGTGATCTGCCCACACTGCAAGGTGGGCGGTGACTTGAACGCGATCCGCGACTTCTACGGGGCGCAGCAGGCGCACCTGCGCTGCACCGACATCAACTGTGCATGCCAGCACGGGGTAGGGGACAGGTGGGTGCGTGTCTAAACCCGTGAAGGTGGCCTTCAACGAGATGCCCGATGGCCCCGACTACACGTGGGCGGGACCGCAGCACACGTGCCTGTGCGGCAACGACACTATCGCCGTGGCTGCACGGTTCGATGACAACAAGATCAGCTTCTACTTCCTTGATGGGAGGTGCCTCACATGCGGCTCATACCTAACCGTGCCGACCGAGAGCGACGACTGCATGGCGTGATCGGCACCCACGACTCCTCGAACAGGATGTGGTGGAATCTGGGTGCCCGTGCCATGAAGGATCACATGCTGCGTGAGTTCACGGCCTGGGCGATCTCGTGCCCGAATCCGAACACTGCTGATGACTTGTGGCAGTTCATTGAGAAGGCGAGGGAGGTGAACGTTGACTTCGACACCCACGCATGAGGAGCGGCAGCTCTTGAACTATCAAGAGGCCGTGACCTATTCGATGCTCGCTAACGAACCTGACCGTGAAGACCCTGACGATTTCTAGATTGGAGTGAATGCAATGAGTGACAGCACGTTGAAGTCCAGTGCCATAGTGTCGGTGTGGCTGGATGCCGACCGGGGCACGATCAAGGATGTGCGGGGCTGGCTCGCCGAGGTGGAGCGCCTGCGTCTGCCTGACGACACCGTCCTTGAGGAGTGCTACCTGTCGATTTCGTACACGTCTTACGTGCTTGATGTGACGGAGAACGAGTCCGAGCTGGGTGTGTGGGGTACTGACATCATCGTGGGCATGCCTCGATGATTCGGGATTGCTTCTGGTGTGCGGCCCCCCTCAATGACAGGGGGGTCTGCACCAGTTGCGCCTCAGTTTTCCCAGTCTTCCCAGACATTCATCGGCTCATCTCTGAACGCGACGAGGATGGTGCCGGCAGCCCAACCAGCGAAGAAGCCAACCAGACCTAGAACAGCGATAATCGGTATAGCCCACCAGGACATGCGTCCTCCTACATCCACGGCGGTTCCCCGCCCAACTTGTCACTTAACTTCCGCAGCGCATTCCTGACCCGACGCCTGATCGTGGACTCGTGCGCCTGATACGTGGCTGCAAGTACCTGCACATCCATGCCACCGTCAGCGAACCGGGCCTTCAACAGATCCTGCTCGTCTTCCGGTAGGGACTCGAGCGCGAACTTCACATCAACCAGCATTGCCAGTCGCGTGTTGCCCTCTCCTGGGCGTGACTGCACCCGACCATCCGTGTCGTCCTCGAAACCGTTGAGGATCCAGTTGTCGTAGTCGTACACGTCAGGCAGCAACTCGTGAAGGATCGCCTCCGAGTAGAACGCATGGTCGGATATGTGGGTGCGGGTGATGCGTGCCCGTTCCTTCGTGGCGTAGCGCATCCCTGCCCGGTACAGGGCGGTGCCGAGCTTGCCCTTCCCCGCCTTCCCTTCTTCCCGCCAACGGGCCATCTTGTCGGGGTGTGCAGCCATCCACAGGTACATCTCGGAGCGGATGTCATCGAACTCCATGAGATACCGCTGGGTCCGATGCACCCTCTTCGCCACCCCATTGGCGATACGAATTTCCGTATCGGTCACGGTTGCTTCGGTCACCGCCACGAGTACTGCACCCCCTCGAACACGAATGCCTTGTTGTAGATGGGGATGAGCTGGGGGATCACGGTCTGACCGTCCACGTAAAGGACCGCCCAGCCCTGCTGCCAGTTGTGGGTCTTCGTGTACTGCATGCCGGGGGAGCGCATGTCCACGAGGTTCCCGACCTCGATACCCCACAGGGTGCGGGTGAGGTTCCCGTTTATGTCGAAGGTGACGGGCTGGTAGCCCTGGCGGTGCGTGTGCCCGATCACGCAGTTCATTCCGGTGCGTCGCACCAGTCCTGCTGCTGTGGATCCAGCCACCTGCACGACGCCGGCCTCGTCACCGTGCATGAGCAGGGTGTTTGGGGCCATCTTGAAAGCCTTCTTGTGATAGGTGATCCCCAACTCGGGGAGGCGCAGGAAGTTCTCCAGCTCCAGCTCGGGTGCCCCGAGCAAACCCGGGAGCCTGCGTGTGATTGAGATCCACAACCTGTCGCAATGGTTCGATCTCGAGATGTGCTGGATCTGTAGATCCTTCAGCACTTGGTGAGTGAGGTCCCGGTCTCTACCGATGGACCGTTCCCACTCCAGTTCTGTGCCCTGTGCGTACTTAGAGATGGTCTGGAAATCCATCTCGTCCCCGACCGAGACGACCATGTCACCCTTCGCCTTCGTGTCGGCAATGCATTGGGCAACAGCATCAACAGCTTTACGGTCGTGGTACGGGACCTGCAAATCACTGATCACATAGATCCGGCGCATAGTTTCGTGTCTCCAAAGTTAGTTGTCGCGCTCAGCCGGTACTGGCACCGTTAGTGCCGCCACTCCATGCTCGAAGAAGACTGCATAAGCCCCCTCTCCATCCGACAGGTACACGAACCCGTGATGTTGAAGGCGTTTCGCAATCTCCACGATGGAAACCTGGGCCATCTTGATCACGTGCCCGTTGACGAGATGCACGTTCACAATCGGATCGACCATCTCGGACACGTCAGGGAAATCAGAAGAGTCCATTACTGGTTCACCTCTTCGGTGGTGGGATGAACACGGTCACGAGATACTTGGCACGATCCACTTTCACAACACTCAAACCGAGTTCTTGCAGTTGCCTGATCAGGAGTTCCCAATCCTGTGGAAGCATTCACACACTCACCATTTCGATAACGGCCTCACGGCCTGCCGACACGTACACGTCATTCACGTCCATTCCCGGTGGCATCGACACGGCGACGGCGGTGTCCACTTCCTTGCACACGGTCTTCCCGAACTGGCGACCAGCCTCATCTCCGTCACACAGCACGACGACGCGGTTGTAGTCAGCCATCAAGAGCTTGAAATGGTTCGCCCAATTGTTGGCACCGGGCACACCTACCGTGGGTAGTCCACACAGGGCTGAGGCGGTGATGCAATCCATCTCACCCTCAGTCACGTACAGGGTGGACGATTCGACCAAGAGATCCTTCACGTTGAACAACTTGGTCTTGGCTCCTGGGCGTGACAGGTACTTGGGTCCTTCGGGAGTGAGGGACCTGTACCGGATATCGACGGGGCCGGCAGGTGTGAGGTAGGGGATGGCAAGCCTTCCCGCGTAGTCGCTGTCGCCAGCGTGCTCACCGTCCACGTAGCCGAGCCGGAACGTAGTCGCCGCCTCGTGTGTTAAACCTCTTGCCTTCAGATACGGCGCCACCGCCTCGAGATCCCGCTGATACCGAGCGACCGTCTCCTCCAGTAATCTCCTCGCAGCGTCGGTAAGCTTCACGCCACGAACACCCCTCGTACTCTTTTACAACAGCAACCAGATCCCCTTTGAAACCGCAACTGAAACACGTGATACCCCCGGTGTCGTTCGACACGCGACACGACGGCGTCTTGTCCGGGTGAAACCCACACCGCACCGTCTGCCACCCAGGTCTTGGTGTCGGTAACTGCCATCCGTACTTCGTTAACACCGCCCATAGGTCACCGCTCTTGTAGGTGTAGGAGGAGTTCGGCAAAGTCTTCGACCTCCATGACGACATAGGATTTGGATATTGGTTTCATGCGGCGTTTGACGATGGCGACACCGATGGTGAGTGTGGGTGCGTCAACGTCGTGGACGTGTCGTTGTTCCCAGCGCAACGCTTCGGTGGTTGCTTCGGTGAGGTAGCCGGCGAGGTCGATTGCTTTCTCGTTCTTGGCTTCCACGATGATGGCGAGGTCGCCGACGCGGATGAGTAGGTCACCTTCGTCGTCTTTGCCTCGGCGCACGAGCCGCATGACTTTGAGTAGTAGCCCTGCGAAGAAGCCTTCGAGTTCGATTTCGAATGCTGCGCCTTTGCGCTTGTTGGCTCGAGCCCTGCTGGATGCGTCATGCTGTCTCATGTTGCAATCGCCTCAAGCAACTGAGCGCCAATGTGCTGCGTATAGGCGGGGGGAAAGCCCTCCTTCAGTTCATTCCAACTGATCTCGCGCTCAACACCCATCACTTCGCGACCATGCTCCACACTGCGAGCAGTACGACCACCTTGGGGAATGTCATCCTTCGGTACGTGATAGACACCCCACGGCCTGCCTTGCTCCTTGTGCCGGCAACCGGACCCCTCTAGCGCAAACATGCCAAGGAACAGTCGATGACGACGAACACCTAGACCGTAAGCACTTCCACATTCCACGGCTGCGCCCTCCATCCCTGGGGCACCGGGTACATTTTCTACGACCCACACAACATCAATCTTTCGTAGTTCAGCCAGTGTAGGAGTCAGCAAATCGTCGTACTTTGCTTTGCCGCCCTGTGCTGTCCGCAAATGCTTGGCCCTGGTGTGTGCCTGACACGGGGGAGAGGCATGGATGGCGTCAAACTGCCTGAGGTAGTCAATGTCTTTCAGAACCTCTAGCGCGTCCCGCTGCTCGAATTCGTACGGATAGTTGGGCTGCTTGTTGATATCTATGCCAACAATGTGGGTGAACCCTGCCGCTCGGTATCCGTCTGATGCCATCCCTGCACCGCAGTAGAGATCCAGAAGTTTCAGAGTCATGTCCAGCAGTACCCGTCGTCACACGAATCCGTATCGGGAGAGAACAACGGAAGCATCTCGTCAGCACTTGCAATCGCCTCACGCAGAGGCTGCGCGAACCGCGTCAAATACACGTCGTCCTTACCGAGCTTCCGACCTCGTGCTGCGAGGACGACCATTGCGGTGGACTGGACGCCCCCGCCGTACGAGATGACATTCATCGTGTCTCCAAGTCAGCGATATGCATACGTGCCGGCTCGTACACCAGCCAAGACACGGCACCACCAGAAGGATCCGCAGGCCCGTACCTGTTCTTCACCGCACACACACCCAAGAAACCAGGGTTCGAGTTCGTCACCGTCAGGATGCATGCGGGTGTCTGCGCCAGCTTCCCCATGATCGCCGAGCGTGGCGGTGCAGGATTCCCAGCAACACCTTCACTCGTGTGATGCAGCGTGAGGAACGCCGCCGATGTCTCCCGACTCCACCACTTGAACTCCCTCAACAGGGAACGCAGCGACTCCCACGCATCACCATCCGAATGCGTGCAGTCAATAAGGTTGTCGATGACTACGAGTTCGGGGTACTGACCGTACAACTCCACGAACGCATCAATCTCCAGCTCAATGTCGGCGAGTGACGGTGCAGACTCGAAGCACCAGCGGATGTGCTTGGCTTGAGCTAGGATTTCTCCTGCCCAGTCGGCGTCAGCCATCATGGGTTCGACCTGGGATTGGTCTACGTCGGTGATCATGGATGCGAGGCGCAGCGCCATCGTGTGTTCGTGCGTGTCCGCACTGAAATACAGCGTGGGTCGCTGCGCTTTCAACGCCCAATGCAGGGCGAGGGTGGACTTGCCGGCACCAGGGGGACCACTAAGCATCGTGATTTCTCCACGACGCAGGTGAATCTGACGTGCCGCCAAGGACTGGTACACGTTCGGCAGCGTCGCTGCGATCTTGTTCCCAGCCTTGACGGCACGATGCAGACTCCGCATGGTTTACAGGCGAACCGTCTTCTGGCACTGCTGCGCCTTCTGCGGCGCGGCACACACATAGAACGCCTTATACGGCTGACCCGTCTTCTTCGAGATCCCGGCAGGAACCAACTTCATCGGCTGCCCGTGATCACACATCGGTGCAGGGCCAGCAGGCTCCGGCGCGGGAGCAGGGGCGGCACCCCACGGGTCGGCAGCAGGAGCAGCCTGCGCCGGCACCCAAGGGTTATCCGCAGCCACAGCACCAGGGGCAGGCGACGGTGCAGCGTTCACGAGAGTGGCAGCGTTCGACGCACCCACCGCTAGGGTCACCGACTCGATCAGGGTCTGCATGCCCTCAGCGAGTTCAGCCCAATGCATCTGAAACTCCGATGCCGAGTCGCCACGAACCGTGACCTGCACGTCGTGACCTGCCACGGGCAGGCGCACGTTCGCGCTGAAAGCAGACTCAGTTGACACTATTCCTCCAGTCACATGTTGCAATTAGTCGTTTACAAAGGGGAGCTTGTAGGGGGGCTTGCCACCCACGGCATAGCACGACGGTGCCACGGTGCAGGTCTGGCACATCGACGTGACGTGGGGGAGGAACCGCTGCGAGCGGATGGAGTCCTCGAAGGTGGACAGCCAGTAGGACAGCAGGTCGTCGGTGTAGTGGGCGAGGGACACCAGTCCACCCACGTCACCCTTGCGGGACATGTAGTAGGCACCGAGGGTGGGGTTGTATCCGAGTCGCTGCCGGATCCCAGCCGCATACACCCCGAGCTGGGTGGTGGAGGCAGGCTCACGTGACCCGGTCTTCAAGTCCACGACGATGAACTCGCCATGCTGGTTGACGAAGACCCGGTCGATGTAGCCCTGGCACAGAACGTTGGGTGAGGCGTCGTCACTGGTGAAAGCGTTGGGCAGTACGAGAGTGAACTCGTATTCGACAACCGGGTGACCATCGACCTCGAAGATTTCCCAGCCTGAGATGCCACGCCACTTCACGTAGTCCGCGAGCATCGTCGGCCCGTGCAGGTTCCACCACGTGCCGTCCTCCTTGTTCGGGAACTGCTTTGTGGCACGACCACCGGCACGCAGCGGCTGCGTGGTGTCCACCTCAGCCATCTCCTGATCCCACGCATCCCGCCACAACGTGGCAAGCGTGGCGGTGGATCCCTTGTCGAACCACTCGGCAGCGAGATGGAACGCCTTCCCGCCGATGTTCCAGTACGCCTGCTCCTGGGGGACCTTGTGGATGCGGGTCAGGCGGAACTTCTCCCCGCACTGCTGGAACGTGTCCAGGCTCGAGTAGGAGACGCTGTTGCGTCCGGTCAGTTCTTCAACGGTGGGCCGGCTCATGGCTTCACCCACCAGTACAGGTGCCCGGTGGACAGCATGCCCATGTCCTGATCGTTGACTTCCTTGCCTTGGACGCCCAGCTCGTGGACAACCCGCTCCCAGTCCAAGTCGGACCAGCCCGGTTGAGCGACGATCATCAGACCGCCTGCGATAGCGACCGACTTCACGGTATCGGTCAGACCCTGGTCAATCTTTTGCATGTCCTGCACGGTATCCCCCCGATCTGACAACAGCAAGGTGTGACACGGCGTGTCGTGTCAGTGAACTACATTGGTGTGACACGGCGTGTCGCCTTGCCAAGTTGGATGTTTGACAACACAATCACAGGGCGCCGGGGCGCCCCCATAGTCTTTAAGTACTTACATAAGAAGTAGTTACCTAAGTGGGTATTACCCACTTGCCCCCGACCCGCGTCA